GAGACGAGGTGACGCTGGACGAATCGGTCTACCTCGTGCAGGCGATCTCTCGGACGGGCGCGGAGAATCCGTTGGGTCCCGAAGGAGCGACGAAGCGTCAGCTGTACTCGACGAACGCACGAGTCAGTGTTTCATTGATCGAAGAACTAGGTACCAGTTCCTGATAGAAGGAGATTGACAGATGGTAGGCACAGTAAGATCGACTCCCAGCGGCACGATGTTGGGCGACGGGTTCTCTACCAAGATTGCCTTCGCGAACGATCCCGACGTTGAGTTCTGGGAAAGGACAGTGAAGCCTCCGGGCATCGACGGAGGTGACCCGGTCGACCGGACCACGATGCACAACGTGACGTGGCGTACGATGGCATCCCGTGCTCTGAGGACGTTGACTAACTCGTCCATCACTGCCGGGTACGATCCCGCCGTGTTCAATTCGATCGTGGCCTTGATCAACGTCGAGCAGGAGATCACGGTGCACTTCCCCGACGGAAGCATCCTGATCTTCTACGGCTACTTGAAGTCCTTCGAGCCGAACGAACACTCGGAGGGATCGCTGCCCGAAGCCACGATCGAGATCGTTCCCACCAACACGAACCCAACCACGGGTGCCGAGTCCTCGCCCGACTATCGTTCGTCGGCGACGGCCACGCCTTGACCTCAGTGACTATGATTGGAGCGGATCATGGAACCATTGCGTTTCGACACGTTCGAACTTCACCAAGAGACGGTTTACCTCGGCGACCGAGAGTACACGCTGCGGGAAGCATCCAGCGGAGCGGCCACACGCTACCGCAATGCACTCCTCGAGTGTGCGACGATCGGTCCCGACGGTAAGCCTTCCAAGCTGTCGGGCATGGCCAGCGTGGAACCCCTGCTGGTTTCGCTCTGCCTGTTCGATCCCGAAGGCAAGCTCGTTCCACTGAAGGTGGTGGAGGATCTGCCTGCACGCATCGTGAAGTCCTTGTTCAATCGGATCAAGGAGATCAGTGATCTGGACGAAGAGGTCGAGGGCGACGAGGGAAACTGATCGTCCAGCGGCACGACGATTGGTTTCGCATCGCGTCACTGCTCGGCATGTCGCTGGAAGAATGTCAACGACGGATCTCGCAGCGTGAGTTCCGTCTGTGGCAAAGGTGGCTGAGGAACGAATGGAACGTACCGAACCGAACCGACCACATCCTCGTGAAGATCGCCATGGAGATTCGCCTGTTGCGGTACGAACACCTCAGACGGAACAGGACCGTGAAGTTCGAGGAGTTCATACCCAAGTTCGGGGCTGGACCGAGCGAGAAGATCAACACGGAGCAGGCGACGCAGGCCATCAAGTCTCGCTGGTTCAGCTTCGTGGGACTGAAGAGGAACGACGATGAGTGACACCGTAGTACATCGTTTGATCGTTCGCCTCTCGGGCGATCCTCAGAACCTGATCAAGACGATGGAGAAGGTCCAGCAGAAGATGCAGACGGTCGGTCGTCTGATGACGACCTTCGTCACGGCACCCGTCGCAGCCTTCGGTGCCCTGGCCGTCCGCGAATTCATGAAGTTCGATCAGGCCATGACCGAGTCCACTTCGATCATGAAGGTGACGACGGAACAGATGGACCGCATGCGGAAGACGGCACTGGACGTCGCCAAAGTTTCCACCAAGGGACCGGAGGAGATGGCCCGTGCGTACTTCTATCTGGCATCGGCAGGGTTGAACGCCGAGCAATCGATGGCTGCCCTGCCCCTCGTGATGAGGTTCGCGACGGCCGGTGCGTTCGATCTCGCCCGTGCCACCGACCTGCTGACGGATGCTCAGTCTGCTCTGGGCATGACGTCCAAGGTCACCGCGGTCAATACGATCAACATGGCCCGGGTGTCCGACGTCCTCGTCAAAGCGAACGTGTTGGCCAACGCCAGCGTCGAACAGTTCAGTATAGCGTTGACTAGCAAGGCAGGATCTGCGTTCAAGGTATTCAACAAGGATGTGGAGGAAGGTGTGGCCGTGCTCGCCGCGATGGCAGACCAGGGCATCAAGGCGGAGCTGGCCGGAAACAACATGGCTCGCATCATGTTCCTGTTGAGCAACGCAGCCCAGAACAACACGGCGGCATTCAAGAAGTACGGATTCTCTCTGTATGATGACAACGGGAAGATGAGGAACTTCGCCGACATCATCCAGAACCTGGAGCAGATCCTCGAGCCGATGAACGACAACATGAAGTCGGCTACCTTGACGGCGTTGGGATTCGAGGCTCGGATACAGGGTGCCATCATGCCGTTGATCGGCACGTCGAACGCCATCCGACGCTACGAGGCGGAGCTGAGGGCTGCTGGAGGCACGACGGAGGACGTCGCGGACAAGCAGATGAAGTCGCTGTCCAACCAGATCAAGATCACGTGGAATCAGATCAAGATCATGGCCATCGGCATCGGAGAACGACTGGCCCCCTCCGTGCGATCCCTCAACGAGACGATAGCCAACATGATCTCGTACTGGAACGAGCTCAGTCCGGCCATGAAGACCGTAATCCTGCACATGGCAGGATTCGCCGCGGCGGCCGGACCTGTCCTGTTGATGACGGCGAAGATGATCGTTGCATGGAAGGCATTGACCTTGAACACCGTCGCTCTGGGCATCGCGTTGAAGGGCACCGTCTTCTTTGCGTTCATCACCGGAGCCTACTTGGCCGGCAAAGCATTGCACGAACTGCTGCCCTGGGTGAAGCGGGCACGGGCCGCGATGGAGGAGATGGACAGTGCCCATGCGGCGGCGATGAGCAACATGGCCAAGCGGCACAGCGAGACGATGAAGCAGATCGTCGCTATGGATACGCCGGAGGAGAAGAAGGCTGGCGTCAATAAAGGACTCAAGGAAGCCAAGAACGAAGTCAAGAAGTACAACCGCGAGGTGATGGAAGCCCAGCGGATCATCGACGACATGAACAAGCAGTGGTTCACGACACAGGCAACGATCGACGCCAACGAACAAAGGCTCGAGCAAGCACTGGCCCGACGCGAGGAGGCCGAGAGGAACCTCAACAACCTGGTCGAGTACCGTACCTCTCTGGAGCAGGAGGCCAACGTCGCGATCGCGGAACAGGCGAACGCACTGGCCGCTGTCGAGGAAGCCATCGCGAACATGGTCACGGACCTGACGGCGGAACGCGAGACGCTGGGTATGTCCTCCCGCGAAGCTGCGATATGGCAGCTGGCCCACGAAGGCGCCACGGAGTCGATGCTGGCCGAGGTGAAGGCAATCGACCGCGAGATCACGGCGATGGAGAAGTACAACGAGCTGATGGAGGAAGGCAAGAAGGTCGTCGAACAGTATCGCACGCCGATGGAGAAGCTGACGCAGGCACGCGAGGACTACCAGAGACTCTTGGACGTGGGAGCCATCGACGTCGACACCTTCGATCGTGCGAACAAGGAAGCACTCGACGCCTACAACAAGGAAATCGAGAAGACCGACGAGAAGGCCAACATCAAGCTGCGGATGGACGCCACGTCCGTTCGGGCAGGGTCGGCCGAGTTCGAGAGGATGATCGCAGACATTCGACCGCAGTCCTCCTTCACGAGCAGCACGACGATGAAGTCCAAGAAGGAAGACGAGATGGCCTCCAGCCTCAAGCGGTTGGTCGAGCTGGAGGAGGAACGACGACGGACGCAGATGCTTGACATCGGAATCGCGGAGATTGCTTGATGAGTGCTACATCGTTGGGACCCGTCAACTGGTCGCTGCAGAGGGACGACGACGGGCATCGGACGTACATGATCGACTTCAAGGTCGTGACGACCAGCGTCGGCGACGGTCCCGCATCCGTCACGTGGGCTTCGGGTCTCCCTACCGTCGGCTCATATTGGGCGTTCGGCAACGACTTGGACATCTGGGCATTCTGCTGGCCGACGATGACCGTGACTCCCATCATCACCGACGAGCCAGGATACTTCTGGAAGGTCACCTGCAAGTTCACTACGAAGCCTTTCAAGCGATGCCAGGACACGTCCATCGAGGATCCTCTGCTGGAGCCCCCACGACTGCGAGGCGGCTTCAATACGCGGACCAAGGAGACGACCAAGGATCGACACGGCAAGCTGATCAAGTCCTCGAGCCACGAGATCATCTCCGGCATCGAGAAGGACTTCGGCGGAGCGACGATCTCGGTCGACATCAACGTGGCCGACTTCGATCTGGAAGAGTTCTGCGAGGCCATGCACAAGGTCAACGATGCTGCTCTGTGGGGGATGGATGCTCGGCACATCAAGTGCATGGGCGGCTCGTGGGTTCGCAACCTCTACGGAGTGTGCTCGTACTACTTCACCGTCACGTACGAGTTCGAAGCCCGCGAGGAGGGTTGGGACGACGATGACATAGCGGACGCCGGATACAAATGTCTGCGAGGCAAGTGGGTCGAGTCAGGCACCAGCACCGCATATCCTCCGCACTGGGAGGAGGAGGCAGGGTTGGACGCCGACGACCCCGACAACTTCATCGTGGCGAAGGATGCGAACGACGAGAGCATGCCCAAGATGACTCTGCTCAACGGCAGCGGCGGACGCCTGACCGATCCCGACAATCCCGTGTTCATCCCCTCGGTCGAACACTACGACGAATTCAACTTCCTGTCGCTGGGCATCCCGTCCAGCCTCACAGCATAGGAGCGAAGACATGACCGTGCTGCGTCTGATGGCTACCCTGCAGTTGTTGGGTCGTGAGGAGGTACAGAACACGAACTCCCCTGCCCAAACGGAAGGCACACGACCGTTCGTCTATCGTTCCTACGGAGTCGTCGACAACATTGTAGACCTCAACCTGGCGCCCGTGGACCTGTCCTCCGATCCAGACACCATCGACCTGACCGCAGCCCCGCTGGCACGTGACAGGGCGTTGTCCATCGATCTGACGGACGCGGTGCTGCATTCGATCCTCTGCTATGCCCATCCAGGGAACGACGATCCGATCTCCATTGCTCCGGCATCCTCCAACGGCTACCCGGTCCCCGAAGTATCCCTGCCGCCCGGTGCACGGTTCGCGTTCAGCTGCGACGAGGTGGCGTTGACGCAGGTCGTGGATGCGACCCACAAGGACATCACCATCGCAGGCACGGCGGGGGATCTGATGAGCATCCTGGCATTCTTCGCATCGCCGGGCACTGCTTCGGATCCAGTGTACGATTCACCCGAGATACCGGAGGAGTTTTCGATGAAGATCCTGCGTACGCCGCAGCAGTTGACGGTGCTGACTCCGCTGGTTGCGGACATCGCCACTGCCACGGAGATCGATCTGGGCAACTACTCGTCCCTGACGGTGATGTATGCCGATGCCCCTGGAGTGGTGACGGTCTACGGCATCGTCAACGAAGGAGACACCTACGGCATCGCCCAGGAGGAAGGGGCGGACATCACGTTCACCCCGACGGCCGGCAAGCCGACGACTGTCAATCCAGCCGTGTTTGGTTACTTGAAGATCAAGCTGATAGCGGGAACTACTCAACGGACGGCAACTGCACTGATCAAAGCCTAGGAGTGAGACGATGAGCCAGGTTCAGGAGCGGAACCGGATCACATGCGTTCTTCAGTTGTATCATGAACAGGACGGGGAGCAGCCGGACGGAGTTCGGTTGGCGTTCGTCGCACCATCGAAGTACAACGTGCAACGATACCAGCGACGGATGAAGATCGACGGATCGGACAACCCCCTCGACATCGGCTGGTTCAAGCCCCACGAAGTCGGCAGCATCCTGATCGAGAACCTCGAAGGCAAAGGTCTTCAGGTTCAGCCGACCGACGAGGAACGCGAGGACATCGCCCGTCGGATCATCGATGTTCGGGAAGCGGGCGGTACCTCCTCGTGGCTCGTTCCTCCGGGCGGGTTCTTCCTCGGCTGTCCTTCCTCGGCTGAGAAGGTGCTGATACGCTGTCAGCACGGTTCGGCCAAGATCGGTTTGTCGATCTATCCAAGGTGACGACATGACGCAGGCATTCTTAGTTTCGTCCGAAGATATTATGGTGCTTCGACAGGTCGTCGACTGGTTCCGCAAGAGCCACGGGGAGATCCCGCAGCCGGATCCTGCCTCCGCGTTCCAATCGCCTGATGTCTACATCGCCAAGGTGCCCGATACTGGGATCGCCGCCCGCAGCGGCGATACACCGGGAAGCGAAGAGTGTGATCTCTACCGCATCCAAGACGGCGAACTGTCGTCGATAGGAATCACCCGCAAGATTTACAACCTGTCGACGGATCGAATCGAAGCATCGTATGCCCCGGTCATGCGCACGAAGAGCGGAGCATGGATTGCGAACGTGTCCTCTTCAGGTCTGTTGGTGGGCGGCTGCTTGGCCGAGGATCATCCGGGACAGGGAGAACCATTCAACATCCACTTGGGCACATGGAGCAGTTCGAGCAACGGCTACGGATACGATACAGGCACGACGGTGAAGGCCATCGATTGGCGATACGGTGTTCCGTATCCCGATGCCGGTGCTACGGGCCTGTTCGTTCCGATGATGTCCGATACATACGGAACCATCTACGACACCGTTTCGTTGGATTGCGAATCGGAAGGTCCGTGCGGGGGTGATACTGGAACTGGAACGGCGAGCTGATCATGACAAGACGACGCTGCTGCTGCGGTACACCGACCTGCTGGTACTTTGCGGACGACTTCGATCGCTCGTTGTCTGGTACGACGGACATGGGAGCGGACTGGAACGAGGTCGTTGGAGATTGGGGAATTGTTAGCAATGAGTGCGTCGAAAACTATTCCACAGGCGGCGGTACAGCCGACGCGGTGATTATCACGACCCAGCAGCAGCCGGTGGAATCTGCCGGCGAGCAGTATTTGCAGATCGACATCTATGATCCGCAGACTGGCGACGTGTACTTTCTCTACCCTGCGTGCACCAGCTCCTCTACGAAGGGACCGCTGGAAGCCAAGTTTGAGTGCCTAGACGCATCAACGTCGCCGCAGACATGGCGCGTATCAATTGGATCCGAGACAGAAACGCAAGAAATTCAACCGAACGAGTTTGGATGGGTGCGTGCGGTGTGCTGCGTGGATCACGAAAACGGCATGGCTAAGGCGTGGATGAACTGGGGCATTGTGGCGACGGTGTGGGATGATTCAGCGGATCCTGGAGCGGGGCGACATAGCGGTTTTGGGCATGACAATTCAGTGGGGCTGGTAGGTGGGATATTCGACGACTATTTCGTCGGCGAACCGCGCGCTGACGATGGCACGATATGCTACGACTGCTTTTGCCGCTGTCGTAATTTTACACCCGGCAAAGAATTAACTCTGACAATTTATGATGCAACAGGACGCTACGCATGCACTGACGGAGTCTCGACGACTCTCGAATGGCGCAATGATGTCACTAAACAATATTGGTCGAACGAAGCACAGGTGACAGGTCCGAACGGCGTCACTATTACAATTCAGTTTATGTTGCGATGTATATCTGAAGATTTTGACCAGCACGAAGGACGCAATTTCGTACTCTCCGTGGAATTCATTCCCGGCGACTGCTGTGCGTTGAATGTGGACTACTGTGCTCACGGTGAAGCGACATCGCTCAGCACGTGTGTGCCGTTCAATCTTGTCTTTGGCCCCTATCGGGCAACCGGAGCGTACGGCGATCTCAACTGCCGCCTGTGCTACGACCCTCTCCAGGAGCCTGGGATTACAACTGGATCATTTATGATTGCAATAACACCATGAGCGGAATTACTCCTGTAGAGCAGTGCTTGTGCAATGGCGACGAGGTTCGTGGCCCAAACAATACGTTTTGGTGCAAGTATCACCAGGTGAGGAAAACGCAGCACTGGCTCAAGCTGTGCCGCGAACGCGACGAGTTTCGCGCTGCATGGAACAGCGGGACTGGCCCTGGGCAGCAGAAGACAGATGCAGAATCTCAGCCTGCGGGTCCGATGCTGGGTGACGCGGTGGCACGGCTGCTGGGGCGGATTGGA